GATAGTAATAGCGCATGACACTCACACTCCGACCATACCAGACACAACTGATCGACGACATCCGCGCCAAGTGGGACAGCGGGGCACAAAACGTGCTGGCAGTGATGCCGACACGCAGCGGCAAGACCGTGACGTTTGCCGCGCTGAACGCCGATGGGGAACGGTCTTGCACCCTTGTCCATCGGCAGGAACTGGTCGGGCAGATCAGCCGCACCTATGCGCTGACAGGCATTTATCACAATATCATCGCGCCTCAATCGGTCATAAATTACTGCATATCGCAACACATCAAGACAACGGGCCGGAACTTCTACGATCCGCGCGCCTCAGTCAGCGTGGCCGGTGTTGATACCCTTATCCGCCGGTTCAAGCCGGGCGATGCGTGGTGCAACTCGATCCGGCGCTGGACCACCGACGAGGCGGCGCACCTGTTACAGGAAAACAAGTGGGGAAAAGCTGTAGCATTGTTCCCCAACGCCAAGGGGCTGGGAGTTACGGCCACGCCGATACGGGCTGACAAGAAGTCATTGCACGCCGATCAGCACGGCGTTTTTCATGCCATGGTGCAAGGGCCGTGCATGCGCGATCTGATCAACATCGGTATGGTCTGCGAATATCGGGTCATCGCGTCACAGACCGGGATTGACGAGGCGCTGTTGCGGATCGGATCGACTGGCGATTTCACACCCGCGTCCACCAAGGCCGCCCGCAAGTCGGAAATAATCGGCGATGTGGTTGAGACATACCAGCGCCACGTTCCGGGCAGGCAAGCCATCGTCTTTGCCGTCGATGTGCAGGACGCGCGGGACATTGCAGACAGGTTTGTGGCGGAGGGCATCCGTGCCGCATCACTGGACGCCACCAGCAATGACAGCCTGCGCCAGTCGCAATTCGATCAGTTTGCCGCAGGCGAGTTGCAAGTCCTTACCAACGTCAATCTTTTCGCCGAGGGGGTCGATGTGCCGTCTTGTGATGTTGTGATCATGGCCCGCCCGACTGCCAGCTTCGGATTGTTTTGCCAGCAGTTTGCCCGATGCCTGACACCCGCTCCGGGCAAGGAATTCGGGTGGGCGACGATCATCGACCATGTAGGCAACGTGGTGCGCATGGCGGCCAAGCATGGCCTGCCCGATACGCCACGGACCTGGACGCTATGGCAAGACGAGACGCGCAAGGCCAATGGCAACCCCGATGCGGTGCCGGTCAGGGTATGCCCGTCTTGCCTGCTGACATATGAGGCCGTCGTGTTTGCGTGCCCTTATTGCGGCGCCGATCACGTCCCGGCGGGGCGGTCATCGCCGGATCAGGTGGACGGCGTGCTGTCGGAAATGTCGCTGGAACTGCTGGCGACGTTGCGGGCCGGTGCGGCCAAGATCCAAGCGGCTGAACCTGCCATACCTTACGGCGCGTCTGAGATTGTGGCGGCGGGGATCCGGGCGCGGCACAGGCGGAACCAAGCGGCACAAGCGTCCCTGTCCGAGGCAATGCAGCGATGGGGCGGCATGCGACTGGCGGCGGGTGACTCGGATGAGGTCATGCAGGCGCGGTTCCTGTATCGGTTTGGCGTTGATTGCATGACTGCACAGGGGCTGGCCGAGCGGGCTGCACTGGAATTGAGGGATGAAATAAATGCTACACTTGGGTGATAAGTTATCTGTTTTGAAGTGCAGCCCGAGACAGCGGCACAACCGGCGTTGCAGCGGCAAACACCGGGCGGCGCTTTATCGGAATTGAAATGGATGCCGACTACTTTGCAGCAGCATCGGCCCGGATCAGAACGGCACAGGCCGACGCAATAACCAACCGTATGAGAGAGGCGACACGATGAACCGCACAGACATCCTAGACACAGCGCGACAGGCCGTCACGGTCGATAGGGCCGCCACGCATGGCCAGCTTGAGGACTCTTTCGGGCTGGTGGCGGCGTACTGGTCGGCGCACCTCGGAACGCCTGTCAGCCGCTCTGACGTGGCCGTGATGATGATCCAACTCAAGCTGGCCCGGATCAAGACGAGCCCGGAACACGCGGACCATTGGATAGACGTGGCGGGCTATGCGGCCTGCGGTGGTGAGGTGGCTGTAAAATGATGCCCCGGCCCAGCATTTACTACAACGATAACTGCCCTCAGGTCTGCGCGTGGATCCGGCAATTGATGTTTGACGGGCTGATCCCCTATGGCGTGGTCGATTCCCGATCGATCCTTGATGTGCAGCCCGCCAATCTGGAAGGTTTCACGCAATGCCATTTCTTTTGCGGGATTGCGGGCTGGGCCTATGCCTTGAAGCTGGCGGGATGGCCCTCCACGCGCCCGGTCTGGACCGGATCAGTCCCTTGTCAGCCGTTCAGTGCGGCGGGAAAATTGGAAGGAAGAGACGATGCACGACACCTTGCCCCCCATTTTATCAGTCTGGTCGGGGCTTGCCGCCCCCCTGTGTTGTTTGGCGAACAAGTCGCAAGCGCGGCTGTGTTCGGAAAGTCTGCAAAGCGCGTTGGAGGCGAACCTGAGTGGTCCTGGCTCGATGATTTATCAGACCGTCTGGAAGCCATACACTACGCCGTTGGGGCGTCAGATATACCGGCTGCGGGCGTCGGCGCGCCGCACATCCGACAGCGAACCTTCTTTGGTGCGGTCCGGCTGGCCGACGCCCGCAGCGAACAAGCACACCAAGAACAGCAAAGACCCGCAGAAACTAAAGGAGGGGGGAGTGCAAACGGCACTAGCGTACGCAACGTGGCTGTCAGGCTGGAACACCCCGCGGGCAACGGACGGCAGCAACGGGGGGCCGAACCAAGCGGGCGGGGCCTTGACGCCGGATGCAGCCCTGAGTGGCTGGCCGACGCCTCGGGCGAACGATGCGGAAAAGCGGGGAGCGGTAGCAGACGATCCGCGCAACGGATTGGTGACGGCGGGCAACCTGAGCGGCTGGCTGACAGCCAACCCCCAAGCGGCACGGATCACGGCGGATGGGACGATGTTGACTGGCTGTTCTGCCGGGATGGAAAGTGGCGGCCAGTTAAATCCAGCGTTCAGCGGGTGGCTCCAAGGATTCCCGGAAGCGTGGTGCCATGCGGCGATTTCGTGCCAGCTTCCAGCCCCCTTGCGCAAAGCACCAAAGAAGCCCGCCGCGTGATGCGCCTGCGCGGGTATGGCAATGCAATCGTACCGCAAGCCGCCGCGCTGTTTATCAAGGCGTTTGACACCGCAGGCAATTGATGGCAATAGTAACCCGAAGGAGTTTGACCGATGCCAAGACGAGTGAGAATGTCGCCGGAAGGTCGGCGCGAGGTGATCATAAAAGCGGCCATTGCCCTGACGCGCGAGGCCGACGGATGTCTGGACTCATGGTCGCGCCAGGACGTGGCCAAAAAATGCGTGCCGCCGACAAGCGCCAACACGGTGAAGCATTATTTCAGCCAGCCTGATCTGCGGGAGGCTGTGCGGGCGCTGCTGGATAAGTAACAGATAGTCCCGGCTTTTCAAGGTTGACTTGTCGTAAAACGCTTACCATAGTGGTAAATCTAAGGGAAGCGCACAAGGGGCATCATGGAAAAGCTAAACGACTATTTGAAGGGCCGGACGGCCCGTGAATTGGCGCGCGCGGTGGGTGTTTCAGACGCCCATATGTCCCGCCTGCGGCACGGTGAACAAACGCCGTCGCTCAGTCTGGCACGGCGCATAAAGCAGGCAACCGATGGCGCTGTGGACTATGACGCCTGGGGGTTTGTCCAATGAGCCCGCTCTGCGCAGGCTTCGGTCAATATGACACGCATTCGATCACGCTTTCCAGTGGAAAGCAAAACACTGCGGCCCTTGCCGGACAACCCTACACCAGCGTGACAGAAGCCGACATTCTGGCCATGGTGCAGGATCCTCCAAGCATCCACAAAGACGACGCGCAATGGTTCATCCCGTCCGATTATCTGGCGCATGACGCCCGTGAACATGATGCCCAGCGCCTGCACGGCCAATTCTGGGCCATACCCCTCGACCTGGACGCCAACAGCCCGCCCTTGGCCGTTGTTCGGGCGGCGCTGGATGGTGTGGTGGGCAACGCGGGCAGGGTGATCTATTCCAGCCGGTCGGCCAAGGCTGATAACCTCAAGTGGCGCGCGTTGTGCTGGTTGGAAACTCCAATCGCCGGGGCGGATTATGCGGACACGGTTGAGGCGTTCAACGATCTGATAGCCGATCAGCTTGAGCCGGACAGGGCATTGCAGCGCACCGGCCAGCTTATCTTTTTGCCGAATCGGGGCGAGTATTATGAGTCAGACGTGCATGACGGACCCCGCACAAGTCTGACACCGAACCATCCCATTATCGTGAAGCGCGAACAGACAAGACGCAGCAGGGCCGATGCTGAAGCCAAAGCGGCAGCATGGAAGGCGCGCAAGGCTGCCCTGACACCATCTGACGCCACAAACGTGGTCGACGCCTTCAACGAGACGCATGCGGTGTCCGATCTGCTGGACCAATATGGATACGAGCAAGCGCGGGACAGCGACAACTGGAAAAGCCCGATGCAATCCGGCGGCAGTTTTGCCACGCGGGATTATGGCGATTACTGGGTCAGCCTTTCAGGGTCAGACTGTGCGGCGGGGATCGGTCAAGACACCAAGACCGGTCAACGCTTTGGCGATGCGTTCGATCTGTTCGTGCATTTTGAACACGCCGGAGACTTTAACGTGGCGGTGCGCACGTTCGGCGCGCTGCACAGGCTAACCAATATGCCGGGTCCGTCGCATGTTCCAGCCGGGATGACGCCGACAGCGCCCGTGCAGGGAATGCCGACAGCGCCACGGGCGGACAGTGTAGTCGATCTGATCTGTGCCAAGATACAGGAAAACCCGCATGAATCGGTTCACACCGTGGCCGATGAAGTGGCGCGGCTGAAGCCGGTTGATCGGGAAACCGTGTTTGATTACTGCAAAGACCAGGGCGTCAAAATAAAAATGCAGATTGCGGTCAAAGAAGCCGTTGCGGACAGTCGAAAATCTGCGATGGAACTGCGCGGCCTGATCGCGGACAAGAACGGCGGTCCGGTCCCGAACATGACCAATATCAAGCGGGTGCTTTGTTCTGAGGAAGGTTGGCGCGGCACGTTTGCCAAGAGTCTATTCGATGACGCGGTTTGGCTGCGCCTACCTGACACCCGGCAGCTAACAGATGACGACGTGCTGAAGGTCATGGAAATCATGCAAAGCGATCTGTTTCCGTCCATAGGGGTTGAGACAGTCCGGCACGGCGTCCAGGCTGCGGCGGCGGGGAACACGTTCCATCCCGTCAGGGAGTATCTGGAAAGCCTGCAATGGGATGGTGTCGGCAGGGCCGCAGCGCTGTTCACCACATACTTTCCATGCGCGTCAGAAGATCCTCAATATCTGCGGGCGGTGGGTGAGAAATTCCTGATAGGTGCCGTTGCCCGCGTGATGCAGCCGGGATGCAAGGTGGATACCATGCCGGTCATCGCAGGC